AAATCGATATATTCATTTATTACATCCTTTAGTTTGTTGATGTTGGAAAGATATTCTGCTGTATTATTTTTGTTTTCTTCAATTTGAGTTAATCTACTTTTTATTAACTCTTTTTCTTTCTCATAGTCATTTAAGTAATTTTGATAGTTTTCTATTGGAAGCAGATTAAGTGAATAATCTTCATAGAGTTTCTTTGTAACTTTATAAATTTCATTTAATCTATTTTCTATTCTTTTCTTTTCCGATTCCTCACTCTTTGAATAATTGTTCTGTTCAAGTTTATCTTTGATAATTTTTGAAATTGTTACATCATCTTTAAATTTACTAAATAGATCTTTTAATCTATTAGTTACTATTTCTTTTAAGTTATCGTAAAATATTGAGTTGAAATATTTACATTCTTCTTTATTTCTAAAGTGATTCATACATTTATAAATCACTTCTTTTCTCCCATAACGTTCTTTGATGGCAAGATTCATTCTCTTTCCACACTGCTTACAATAAAGTATCCCTCTAAATAAATTCTCATGATTATGATGATGGGGAGTTATTCTAGATTTTATTAAGTTCTGAACAATTTCAAAATCACTTCTTGTAATTATTGCTTCATGAGTGTTATTAATAATAATATGGTTTTCTTTTGGTACTCTTACTCGTTTCTTTGTTTTATAATTTTCGGTTTCTACTTTTCTGTTTTCCATATCACCAATATAAACAATATCTTGTAATATGTGACGAATAGTTGTATAACACCATTTATATGGGCTACCATTAAATCTTTTAAATCTTGTATCACCTAAACTTGCTTTATATGTTCTAGGATTTATAATCTTCCTTCTTTCAAGTTCCTTTGCAATATAAACTGAACCATGCCCCATTAAAGCTAATCTAAATATATCTTTAATTATAGAACTTACACTAGTATCAATAACTAAATGATTATTATCTAAAGGATCTCTTAAATAGCCATAAGGTGTTTGTGCGCCAATAAACATTCCATTCATGGCTCTACTCCTTTTAGCTAACTTTACTTTCTTTGACAGATCTTTTGCATACATATCATTTAATATGTTCTTAAATGGTGCAATATCATTATCTTCTTTTAAAGTATCAACATTATCATTAATTGCTATATACCTCACATGCTTTGAAGGAAAATAAACTTCAGTATAATGACCCGTTTGAATATAATCTCTACCTAACCTCGATAAATCCTTTGTTATAACCATATTAATTAAACCATGTTCAATATCTGATAGTAATCTAATAAATGATGGTCGATTATAATTAAGTCCAGAATAACCATCATCAACATAAAAATCATGAATGTTTAATTCGTGTTCTATACAGTATTTTTCTATCATTAGTTTTTGAGTTATAATACTATTAGATTCACCAACATTACCATCATCTTGTGATAATCTGCAATATATTCCAACCTTATAATTATTTAATAATTCCATAATAACTCCTCCATATCATTAACCATATTGCCATAATAAAAGAACTATATCAAGTTTATAGTTCATTAGTTTTACTTAAAATATTTACTACAATTAATTCAATAATTGTATCTTTTAAATCATTAATTTCTTTATATTCTTCTGTTATTATATAAGTTATTTCGTTTTGCATATTACTCCTTTGCATTAAAAAAAGAAGCTAATAGTTATACAACTAGTTGCTTCTTCATTTTGTTTTTCATATTTAATTTTTGGATTTTGAAATTCTAGCCTTCCGTAAATTAACCGTCCCCTTCAACGGTACCCCTTGCTCTTATATTCTTCTGACCGGGGGGAGGGGGAGTAAAAATAATATAATTTTTTAACTATGTATTTAAAGTACATTTAGATTTTATTACGAGACATGTAAATGTTCGCATTGTAGTAAGGAAGCGAACAGCGGCGAATTTTGGGCTAAATCTTCCGATATTTGATTGACTCTTCTATTTGTTATATTAAAAAAATTATTTTCTTTTTCTATTCCGATCCATTCTCTTTTCAACCTTTTTGCAACCACACAAGTTGTTCCACTTCCCATAAAAGTGTCTAATACTACTTGTCCTACCTTTGTTGTTGAAAGAATAATACGTTCTAATAAGATTTCTAGTAATAATCTTACGTTACAGTAAATCCGTCAATATTATTTTTTTTTATGAAAGTAACTAAATGATGATCTTCTCTTTCATCAGCAATCAAAACAATTCCTATTACTGCGGAGATTTTCTATAACTATTCATCATTTCTTTTTATTACTTATTACTTATTCCTCATTTATCCATACTTCACTATTGTTTTCTATTCGCTTTTCCATTAAATAAATTTCATCTTTCTTTTCATTATATTCTCTTCCAAATTTAGTAATCAAAAGGTAACGAATAGCTGAATAATCAGGTGGATAATATTTCTTGTTTTTAACAATCTTTCTTTTGATACTTTTGTTATGATTATTTTCTTCGATAAAAGTCTGTACTTCTTCTTGTTCAAAGCCAATTGCTTTTTTATACATGGCTCCAATCAAATTATCTTTCATATCTTCATTTCCATATACAAAAGCTTTCAGTACTTCTGAATGAACATTCTTTAATTTGATTAGTGTTTTAGGAGTTATACCTAATGTTTTTGATATTTGTGTTAGAGAAACTTGTTTTGATACTAATTCCCTTATTACTTTTAATTTCTTTTCCGCTACTTCTTGCAATAACCATATTTCATATGTATCTTTCTTTTTGGACAATCTTTATCACCTTTCTTAAGATTTACCAATATCTACATTAAATTTGTAATAATTAACCGATAACCTACAATGACATTTTATATCATAAATGTTTATTAGTCCACAAACAACTGTTGATATAAGATAATGATTAAGATAAAGTCGTATAATTAATTAATATTTATAAAAACTCTTTTATCTTCTTTATCTTTTTATCACTTTACTTTTTACTTTACTTTTTCTTTGTTTGAAAATGTAAACTAATAAATTGTTAACATTTATTAAGTTAAGCAAATCTATTAGAAATCTTCTGGTCTAAACATTATTTTATTTATTAACCTTATTTCTTCATCTTTTGTTAACAACCAACCAACAGAAGTATTAATGAACTTTCTTCTAGTAACACATAAAAGAAACTGCTTTTGTATTCCATGGGAAGTAATAACTCCCTTTGCTAGATTTTCTTTATCAAGTAAACCAACTTCACCATACTTATTAATAATATTAATCATTTTTTCTGTATCAACCTTATAACCACCACTGGATAATCCATCTGCTAAAACATAAGCAAGATCTTCGATACTCATCCTCAAACAATATCCTTCACTATAAATCATGCATAATAATCTAACATAAGCAATTTCTCCTAAATAACCATATGTCTGTCTTACTTTGATGAACTTGATATCATCATAAAAATTTAAATCTAAAGGAAAATAATCTAATCCTTTATTTAATCTGTTTTCCAACATTTTGTTAATCCTCTCTTAAATGCAATAGTACATGATGATAACAAGAAACTAGAAGACTAGCAAAATTAGAACTTCAGTTAATACTTGAATCATCACTCTACTTTTTTCGCTTGTGCAAAGTTTCTAGTACACATGTTAGTAGACAAATTACTCTTACTATAATCACTAACATAGAGACTCTTCTAACCCCACAGAACGTGCATAATTAAATAATATAATTTCTACTGTCGTTGCTTGTATAAAGTTCTTTTATACAGTAAAATAAAAGTGCATAATAAAGAAAAAAAGGGCTAATCCCCTCGTAGCTTCTATCTATGCAATTCTTTACATGAAACTAAGGGAACAACAGCAAAATCTTCCTTAGTTTCTTTTTTTCTTATAATTAAATTCTAATTCCTTTAATGCTTCCATTGGAATATTAAGTGCATTTGATAATCTACACATTACACTAAAACTAACTTTCTTACCTCGTTTACCATTTTCAAGTAAACTAATATATTGTGGTGAAACATCAGCAAGTTCAGCCAACATTTCAATTGTTAGATTTAGTTCTCTTCTTCTATTAACTAAATAAGTTCTCAAATTATCACCTCCATCTTTTATTATTTCATGGAATCAAAAAAAGGAACTAAAGTTATCTAGTTCCAGTAGTTGATTATTTTGTTCTATATACATATTTCCATGATACAAATATTATACTTTAAAGTACCATTTTTGTAAATAAGCTAACTGCACACTTTTCCATCAATTTAAATAATATTAAATATAATC